TGCTCGAGCCAGTCGATAACGTGATCGATCGTCTCTGTGGGGACAATAATGTCGTCCCCATAGACACTGACGACGCCTGGGAGATCCCGGCGTTTGAACGAACGGCACGTGGCCTGCTCAACCCCACATACGGAAAGCACCGTGAAAACGATAGCCTCCAAGGGGAAAGTAAGAGCAGAACCCATTGACGCAAACTTCTGTAGGGGGATAACCCCATGAGAAGGAACGTCTGCCCGGTGTGAACGAGTACTCCAGACGAAGTCCCACAGATGTGGGAAGTCGCGAAGGAGCTCATACACCAGATACCAGTGAACGCGATCGGACGCCTCAGAGAGGTCCAGGGTACCAAGTCGTTGATTCGACGAGGCTTCCTGGGCCATGAGACGGTTTCGATTCTGATCCTGGAATCCGAGGACCTTACTTAAGGGTCCTCGCCCAATCATCTCGTAGAGTTCTCGCTTGAGCCCCTGCTGTGCGTACTGCATAACAGAGGGCTCGATGGCGATGATCCGCGGGGTGGACTGGGTTTTGGGCACTGAGACGACCCTTACGGGCCGTTCCTCAGAAATGGGTACAGACACGGGTGGACTCTGGTAACCAGAGTTCATGGTGTATCGCCAGTATGGAAAGACCGTTTCTAGGCGGTCGTGCCAGTAGGCGTACTCGCGGCGGTCTCCTTGTGAGAGTTGTTCCGCGGTAGCACCGGGTCCGTGCTTCGGGACGAGGTCCCAGTGGGCGATCTTACGATCAGCCTCCTGAAATACGTCACCGAAGAGTCGACGAGAAACTGCACGGAAGGTGTTCAACCTCCCAGGGTCTAAGCGACCTGGCAGCCCCTCGAGGCTTCTGTCCGTAGCAACAAACTGGGCAAAGGCGGCCGCCTCCCTTTCGGGAGAACAAGCGCGTTCGACCTTCTGCGTGAGGTAGCAAAACTGCCTCACCGCCCAAATGCAATCGGCATCAGGGCGTGCTAACAACATGCCTTGACCGTCAAAGATACGACTGAGGAAACCCCGCAAATGAGCAGGGAGCCCCCGAATGTGATCCCATGTGGAATTCACATCGTTAGTCGGCCACTTGCCTTGGTCGAGCCCCTTTTCAAGGGCTTTCCCGAGGCGCGGCAGGACGATGGTTAAGTACCCATCGCCCTCATCTTTCCAGCGCTGCGCTAGCGTTTCAGCGTCGCGCGCGATGTCGATCGAGCAGAGTTGTCCTACGTTTCGTAGGACCGAGAGGTGGAGTTGGTATAGGCTTTTCATCTTGCCCCTTTCGAGGGTCGAGTCCAGCTACCATACCGCGAACACCCTAGAGTCAGGCGACTCTCGCACTGCGAATCGTCAGCACCACGAAGGCGCTGAGCGAGATGCAGACGAGGATGCTGATGGCGAGCGTACCGAAGATCGTGATGATCTCGGTCACTTTTCGCCGCCCAGCACCTTCGTTGCGAGAGCGCCGCTCGACGCGGTCAGCGCATTGGCAAGGCCAATAAGCTGATCACGAAGCTCCGCGACGGTGAAACCGTCGAGGGGCGCCGTGTTGGAAATGCTCCAGATGGAGTTCTTCCGGCTGTTGACCGCCGTGATGGGGTCA